CGATACCCAAGTTGCCTGAACTGTCTATTCTTATACGTTCTGTAGTGCCTGTGTAAAATCTTAGATTCTCACCTGTCACATCTACAAGAGCATTTTGATTGCCATTAGTTTTAACAAATTGTAAACCTGCTACATCATTAGCATCTCTTGAAATTAAAGCTATAGATTTAGCACTTGTATTGTCTGCTTTAACTGTTAAAGGTTGGCTGGGTGACGTTGTGCCAATCCCTACTAGTTGCGAACTATCTACTCTAAAAGCTTCCGATCCTGCTGTTTCTATTGTTACTGTATCGGCACTAGGAAATCTAAAAAAAGTGTTGCTATCGCCTGTATGTCCTAGTTTATCGGCTATAGTCACATCACCAGCTACATCTAGACCACCACTTAAGTTTGTATCATTAGAAACTGTTAATTCATCAATAGTTGATGCTCCTGATGTTTGTATAGATGGTGTGGTAATTTTGTGTGAAAAATCAAACTCGTCGTTTGTACTATCCCACAAGATAGTAGCGTCTGTTGATGCACTTACTGCGTCTTGTATGGTTATACCTGCACCGTTAGCGTTAGACGAGGTATCTCCAGCACCAAAATTTAAAGTTATGTTCTTGTCTTTAACTTCTAAGTTAGTAGTGTTAATAGTTGTAGTGGTACCTGAAACCGTTAGATTGCCTGAAATAGTGACATTACTAGCAAAAGTTGCTGAACCGGCATCAGACATATCTAATGTCAGAGCAGTTATAGCACTACTATCGTCAACACCTTTGAAGATAATATCTTTATTATTAACACTAGATTTAATTATAAAATCACTCGAAGAATTAGTTAGCTCACCAAAGGTTGTCCCAGCATCTTTTAACAAAATGTCTGCGCCGTCTGCATCTAAAATAATATCGCCACTAGAATCTAATGTAATATCTGTACCATCATTTGTAATTGTGTCTAGAGCAATAGAACCTACGTTTGTAATATTGTTATCGTTGAAAGAAGTAGCTCCTAACGAAATAGTGCCCGTAGCGGTCAAGTTTGAAGAGCCGATATCTATTGCACCAAAACCAGAACTAATTGCACCAGAATCTAACGTACCTACAGTTGTTATTTGAGATTGTGCAGCATCAACAGAAAGAGTAACGTTATTGCCTGATGCGCTAGAAGTCAAACCTGTACCACCTAAAATACCTAATACTTCGCTGTTAAGGTCGATCGCTATACTAGCAGAACCGTCAGTAACATCTAAATCCTCGGCAGTTATTTGTGTATCTACAAAGTCTTTAACAGCAGCAGAGGTCGGTACACTAGTATCATTATCGTTGGATGCAATACCCTCTGATTCTGTCACAATAGCAGAAGCTTTGAAGTTATCTATTTCTATATTTGATAATGTATTATTATCAACATCTATAGTCTTGTTGGTTAAAGTTTGAGATCCTACTAAAGTTGCTACTGTAGAATCTATTGCAAAAGTAACACCATTACCTGAAGCTGTAGCGGTTAATCCTGTACCCCCTAGCAAGGATAGAGTTTCACTAAATAGATCTATTGCAATACTGCTGGAACCATCTGTTATGTTTAATGTGATAGCACCTGTAGATGATATGTTTTGAAAAGCAGAACCATCCCAATACTGTAAAGTCGTAGTAGAAGTGTTATAGATGATCTGACCTATATTAAAGTTCAGAGTGTCTCTTTCAGCCGTGGTCAGCTGTAAAGTGTTATCAGGATCAACCGAGCCTAAATTTATTTCTAAGACCCTTACAAGTTGGTTGAAGGTCTCAGATGTGACATTAGGGCCTTGAGCAAAGGGTAAATTAGTTTGTAGCAGTTTAGCCACTATCTTCTCCCGTCGCTTCTAAGTTCTAATCTAGTAGCACCTAACCTCCATCCTGCTCCAATATTACCAGCGTCACCATCATTAGATTCAACTCTAAGGACAAATTGTCTGCCTCTTGATCTGATGAACGCTTGTTGTGTAGACGGGGTGATTACTGAACTAGAACTTTGACTGAGTGAGTCACCAGGGAAATTACGTGTTTTTGTAATTAGTTTTACATTACCCTCTTGCTCTGATATAAATTTGAAATCAGGTATGAGTTTGCTTACAAAAACAAATTGTTCTCCATCTTCTACATCAATATCAGCTGACTCTATAAATACACCAGTCATTTCTGATCCGTCGTCATCAAAGCCTACTTCGTGTTGAAATAAATTTGGGGCTTTGACGGCTTGTGGGAAAGGTTCAACTCCTGAGTCCAACCAAGCAGTCCTCACCAACTGTCCATAATACCAAATACCGTCTTCATAATTATATATGACATAACGGTTTATTTCTGAATTTGTGTTACCATCTGAATCTTTTTTACCAGGATAAAACCAACCGACCTCGTTGTGTTCTTTATTAGAAAAAGCAAAAATTTTAAAAGCTTGATCTACGTTAAGGCCGTTAGTAGGATCGTTAAATACAAAGTTTTTTACCGAGCAAGGTATTTTTTGTACTGCACCACTATACAAATAAAAACTATCGTATGACATAAAAAATACACCACCAGGAGCTGTTATAGCAGCTTTGGGACCAATCAACCCAGTAGAATTATCTATTAAATTTATAGAAAAAGTAAAAGGTGGCCCTATAAATTGCATACTATAAACAGAAGTATCTGTAAAAATTACTATTTCTTGTCTTGCTTTTACGCCACCAATAATTTGTGAACCTGACGATAACCTGACAGAACCTGCTGTATTTGTTACTGTTGGATTGAATTCTATTTCATTTTCTTGATCACTAAAAGCAACTAACATAGGATCAATAGTACCAGTCCTATTACCGCCTGATATAGGATCTGCTCCTAAAACTATCAAATGCCTATCGGTTTCTGACGTTAAAACTTGCAAACCTACTGTAGGCACTTTACTTGCACTACCTACTGTTGATAATTGTACAGCTCTTGTGCCCGTACCGTCTGATTCTACCCATCTGTAAATGGAACCCCCTCTTGCGTTGATTATTAAATTTTCACCAAAATTATCGTGTGACCATAATCTAAGTTGATTCAGTGAAGATAAAGAGTTAGTTGAGCCCCAAGTCCCTGTATTCCACCCATTTACGCCCCAACCTGTACCAGCAACAAAATCATCTAAACCAACGTTTATTTGATAAACACCATCTACACCACTACCGCCTCCCCCTGAAGTAGCATCAGAACTATTAGCTGTAGCTGATACTGTTATAGTGTAAGTATTAGCGGTTGGCACTGTAACTATTTGGTGTTCAGTATTTAAAACTGATGCTGTTATGTTGCCACCCAAAGAAACTGCTTCGCTTATAGTAACAAAATCACCTGCTACTGCGCCGTGACTGTTATCAGTCACAGTTATGGTGCTAGAACCATTTGTTGCACCAAAAGTAATGCTATCTGTAGAAGTTTTACGAATTGGTGTTATATCAGCAAAAGTACCGCCGAACTCAACATAATATTTTAGATTTGTACCAACCCCTAAATATTTTTCACCTGTGTTACTTATCCAGTTATGTAAGGCTCTAGCTGTCCCTTGATATGTGTCACTTGTAAGTTTTTGCCAACCACCAAATTTTTCTGGTCGACCAAATCTAAATCTTACTAAGTTACAGTCAAACCAACCACCCTCTGAATCGTAAGCGGTTCCTTCTCTGTCAATACCTGCTTTGAAGCTTAATTTTTTTATAGCCATAACATTAAGATATTCTATCTCGTTGTTTTGATTTAAGCTAGATATAGATTATTCGTGTATGCTATCAGTTTTCATAATATGAGCTAGATCCTGAGCACGCCCCTTAACCTGCTCTGCCCATTTACTGTCCAACATTTGGTCAGCAGCTTCTACATAATTTTTTGCATGTAAAGCATTTAGCATGTTTTTAAACTTAAATAATCTATTACCAAGATTGAAATACATGTTAATTAAAACTATTTTTCTGTTTTCGCTCAGTTCGGACCAAGCATCTATTTCTTTTGAAAGTATTTTTACGCAGTTTTTAACATCATTTACTAAAAGATATTCTGCTTCTTGTTGGGATATGCCACCACCTAAACGGCTGTCTACTAATCGACCGTAACCTATGGTTAAGTATTTTTCAGGTGTTGAATCTTCGTATACATGAGAAACAAAGCCTTCATGTAATTTTAGCTGTTCACAAACTTTTTGTTCTAAATTATCGCTTATCATAAAATTATACCCTCGATTAGTAAGGCGACTACACTACATATTAAACCTACTAATAAAACTATGAGTGTAGTCAAACCGCCTGATACTTTTTGTTGTAACTCTTTTAGTTCGAGCTCTATATCAACAAATTTGTTAAATGCAGTTTTCCATCTTTCTGCACTTTCTTTTTGATGCACAGATAATTCAAGGTGAACATCTGCTGCTGTTTTTCTGGCCACTTTATTTTTTAAACTTTTCTAGCCATTCTGGTTTATTTTTAGATACCCAAAGATATCCAATAACACCAACTAAAATTAAAATTAATATGTAATCTATCATTCTTCAGCCTCCTCTGCTACTTCTGTTTCTTCAACTAATTCTTCTACAGGCTCTGAGACAGGTTCTTGATACTTTTGTAAACCTTGTGAGATGTAATCTCGCATAGCTGATATAACTTTAACTTCCTCTCCTTTGACAGCACCTCTTGCTAAGGATACCTCAATTAATTGTAACGATGTAATTAAAAATTGTTTTTCGTCCATAAAAAAAGATTATACATTAAACAGATGCTGTTGATAAGTTTCCTGAATTATCTACTGTGATTCTAAATCTTGAGCCATCTGGTGATCTCAATATGATGCTTTTTGATGCGCTAGATGTAGTAATCTCTATATCCTTGTCGGTTGTAGTGCCTGAGCTAGCAAAAGTAATGTAGGTGAATGTACCACTTGTGCTTTGACCTTGTATTTGTATCGAACCAACGGTATCAGAAGCCTGTGTAGATATTATTGAAAGAACTCCTGAGTCATGTCTCAAAATTGCCTGATCGGCGTTTGCACCAATATCTGATAATTTTAATTGTCCGTTTGTAGGAGCATCAGATATTATTTGCACACCACCATCTTTATCTATTTCAACTCTAGGCTCTGCACCTAAAGTAGTGCCAGCCCCTAAAACTAAATTATCAGAAGAATCATCTAAACCTACATGAAAATCTCCTGCGTTACCGTCGAATACTACTTTTGTATCTTCTTCGCCACCATCTCCTATTGTTAAAGTTGGAGTTGTGCCTGTAATTTTTACCGAATCAGTTAAAACTACATCTGTTAAAACTGAGACGACATTAGCAGAACTACTGCCCCCATCTGAATAAACTGCCATGACTGAGCCGTTAGGTATAGTGACGTTAGAGCCTGAGCCTTGACTAATTATTATATTGTATGGACCACCACTACCTGAATCTGTTGTAGCGTTTTCAATAAACCAAACTTTGCTAACAGTATTAGGCGCTAGAGTAATTGTACAATCGCTGTCTAAAGCTCCTGTATATTTCAGGTACAAAGATCTACCAGGATCGGTTGCACCATCTGCTATTGTGGTAGTATGTGTGTCAGCATCTGTAGTTATAGCTTCTGTACCAAAGCTAAAAGCTTCAGCTACTAAAGATAAATTTGTGTTGGTAGAAGTGCCCCAAGTGCCTGACTCAGCACCAGTGGCTATTTCCTTAAGTCTCAAATCGTTTTCAAAACTAGACATATCAGTATTATGCCAATCTAATTATAGAATTGGAAGCTCCTGTTGAAGGGAAAGTAATAGTTAAATCACTTGCAGTAGCGGTAATATCTTTACCAAAATCTATCACACAAACCGCTTTATTGCTGTCACTCGAGTTGTAAATCAAAGCTCCAGCAGCAGTAACAGTAACATTAGAAAAAGTTAGGTTGTCAAAATCAACTACCGCTGTGGTGCCATCTGTTGTAGGTGTGCCAGTTTTTAGTGTTAAGGTTGCGCCTCCTGAAGTATAGTTTGTACCCGAAACTTCGCCACTTGTCGTAAAAGCAGTTGTACTTGCATCTAATGAAGCAGAACTAGAATACAAAGCTAACTTGTAAGTATCGGGTGAACTAGCTTTGTTAAAATTATGTACGCCTTGTAATAATTCTTTTTTGAAAGAAGTTGTTAAAGTTGATGTAATAGCCATAACTTATATTACCACTTTTTTGGTTCAGGTGGGTCTTCTCGTCCTGCTACAAACTTTTTTGGCTTAGGCTCGGGCACTGCTCTTTGTCTGTACTCACTCCTACGCATAGCTCTATAATTACCAGTATCATTTTGTAACACAACCATAGGATCATCTAACCTGTGATATCCGTATAATTTATCTTCAGCAGATTCATTTTGGTCTAGTAAAGAAGAAGATCTAGCAATACCTATGCTGACACCTTCAGATTCAAGTTTAGAGAGCCAGTATTCTACACACCCTCTACCCTGCTCTGCAAAGTGTAAATTGCCCTTATAACTGTAATCTACGCCAAATAGAGATAGTTTTCCTACTTTACACCAGTAAGCGAAAGCAACCGCATAAGCAACCGTATTATTTAAGTAGGCAGATTTACCTGCCTGCATAACTTCATTAATAGGATATTCGACAAGCCCTGGACATCTTTCATCTAATTCACAAGTATAAATTGGACCTTGATGCGATGACAAAACTTTACGCATACCTGCTGTTTGTTTACCGGCATCCTCTGAATCTAGAAATCTCGAAGCTGGGTCCATCATAAATACTCTATCGTGTATTATGACAGATGACACAGCATTTATAGCCCATACTTCATCAAAATTAACACCATGACTTTTAGCAATATTATAATCTTGCCAACTAGCACCTAAGCCTACTATAGCAATATGTTTGCCCTCTAGTTCTTTAACAGGTTCCATTAATTCACGTTGTTACGTAAAGAATCGTAACGGTATTCGTCTCTTCTGCCTCTGCCTTCAGCTCTATTTTTCAGACGTGCAAGCTCTTGTTGATATCTACCCTCATATACTTGAAACATATCAGGATCACCTTTCATAAAAGTATACCCCTCTAATAAACAACCGTATAAAAGTAAGTTTCTAGCGTTGTTGGACAACCAAGTGCCAGTTGTATCTGTTACTAATGAATTAGGTTTGAACAGATAGTTTAGCTCTGCGCTATAGTTTGCATCAGGCACAGGTGCCACTAATAAAGTTGATGAACTTAAACCTTTTTCCTTGACTGCGTAGTATTTAGGCAAAGCTCTTTTAGTTGAATCAGCCGGATCGACATCGTATTCTTGGATAAAAGACGGATGTTTTTTTTCTAAGTAGTGATAATCAGAGCTTGAATCTATGACAGCAAAACTGAAAGATAAGACATAATCTGATGGTGTAGCTATAGTTTTAGTACCTGCGGTAAAAGTCAAACTAGCTGTTTTTCTAAAATTGTCAAACTGTACCTCTTGAAATATTTTATCTTCTGTATTTTTTATGATGTCATCTAAAGTAGATACAAAAGTAGTTTCAGTATTTTGTAGATAATTTTGTATTAACGTTTTTAGTTCTGCTAGTGTCATTATGATATTGTAACTGTTCCTAAAGCAGATGTAATTTTAAAACCTGAAAAATTAATACCTATGATATCAGTATCTGTAAACACTCTACCATCACCACCCTCAACGTCTTTATCAGGTCTTGGATCAAAAATAGCCTCTGAGTCGGCTACATTTGTGGTAGGTTCTAGTTGTGGATGTTTTGGTTCATAACAACGATGACATACTTTTAAGCCGTTCCATTCTTTTTTCAGTTCTAAGAGTTTGAAACGAAAACCACATCTATCACAGTGGGCTAGGGCAAATTTAGCAGTTGCATAAGCCATTATCTCATCCTTATAGAAGGTCTTACTCTGAAAGAAGCACGATCTTCGTCTTGATCAGCCGCTCTTCTAAACTCTTCTTCGTAAATACTTTTTAATTGTGCAGTTAATTGTGGATTCTTTTTAATACTTATGTAATAAGCTAGTCCTGCAACAAAACAAGGAAATAGTCTAAATGGCATATCTAAAGTATTTTTTGGATCGTCCACATCATCCATCCTAGTAAGCTTGTTGAACCGTATTATATCTGTAGAGTTTTCTGGAGTTGGATATAAAAAAAGTGTTGGATTATTTTGTTTATCTAAAAAATATTGTGATGGTTTAGATTCTGTTGCTTTGTTTGGTATATTAAAAAACTCTGATCTAGAAAGTTTATCCAAACGTATATCAGTTGTAACACCAGCTTCTGTACGCCTAATAGTTACGTCTAAAATATCTATAACATCTGTTCCTAAACTATAACTATTTGTGCTTTGTGTAACAGTTTGTGTACCGGTTTCGATAGTCCATTGATTCAAACCTCTGTTTGCCCACTCGGCCAACATAAGATTAGCAGATCTAATAGCAGTTTTAAGATCATATCCAGTACGTAGTTCTAAACCACATCTTTCATATGCTTCTTCGACAAACTCTGTAATATCTGGCTCAAAGTTTGTACTGCCTGATGTTGCCATTTTTAGTCCTCATATAAATTATTAAATGTAATTGCAGGATCTAAATAACTTTCATGACCCTCAGCAGAATGTGCCCATTGAGACGGTTTAAAGTCCGGAGCACCTTCGCCAGTCACCCATAAAGCAGGGCTTGTAGCTCTTACTCTATTGTTAGGTAAAGCAACTAAATTACCTTTCCAATTACAATCTTCTGTTATATATAATACATGAGATTGTTTGTGTTGTGCAGGGTCATCTGCAATAGAGTTATTTGTGTAATCAACTGTAAATAAATATTTGGCTTGGTAAAAATCTCCATCTATCTTAGCTAACCAAGGTGAGGAGCTAACTCTGTCCATAACTACAACACTATGATCTCTTGATTCACAGTCCCAAGGTTGTGCTAAATGATCTTCCATAGGATCAGGAAAATCTTCCATAGGTATATCAGCAACCATACCTTGTATAGGCATACGAGCCCACATAGCACCACCGTGTATGTTAGGTTCATCGTTATCTTCGCAATTAGCTTCTTCGCCTGTAAAAACTACTTGAAAACTTAAAGATCTGTCAGGAATAGTATTAACAGCTATAGCTAAAGCATGTATATATTCATCGTGATATTTTTCGTGGTTATGGGTAAATTCTCTTCTTACCCAACATTTGAAATGTGGGATATTACTTATTAAATTAGGCACTATCTACTATATCTTGCTCTTCTTCTAGCTGCATTTCCAGCTTTCATGATTGAACCACCTTTAGACTTTTTCATGATTCTGCCACCCTTGGACTTTTTCATCATCATGCCGCCTTTTGATTTTTTCATGATGGAGCCACCTTTCGATTTCTTCATCATCATACCACCTTTGGACTTCTTCATAATTTTTCCGCCCTTAGATTTTTTCATCATGCTACCGTTTTTGCTTTTTTTGTAATGACCTGGCATTAATACTCCTAACTTATTGTAGTAACCTTCCTACGGTTACTCATTACTTTACCACAACCCTTTGCTATAAAACCACCTTTTTTCAACTTTGTAGAAACATTAATCGGTTTACCTTTTCTATCAGGGTTTGGGTCTTTTCTTCTTTTTCTTTGTACTATTTTGGCTCTAGCTTCTTTTGACATACCTTGTGCTTTTTTCTTAGGTAAACATCTAGGTTTACCCTCTGCTTTTTTTCTGCCACCACAGGACCCAATAATATTGCCTTTAGCATCCATACGGACCCATTCTTCATCTAACCAAGACTGTAGTTGTCCTTTGCTCATCTTAATCTGTCAGACATCACTCTGCCTTGACCTCTAACTTTGGATACAAGACCGCCTTTAGCTTTACCTTTACGTTTACCGCCTTTTGCTTTCTTAGCGTAGTTTGGGTCTTTACAATATTTGGATGCTGCTAAATTAGCATAGGCGCTTGGATAAACATCAAAAGTTCTTTTGGCCCAAGCTTTACCTTCAGGACATATTTTACCCTTACTCTTTACTTTACCACCTTTTTTTAACTTTAAACTTTCTAAAGTTTTAGCTTGTTTAGCATGTGTCTTACTAGCTTTTTTAAGACCTTTGATTATTTTATTTACCTTCTTTTTAGCCATAATTTAAACCGTCTGCATGATAATCTAAAGTTAGTTCTTCACCAGCTTTAATTTTTTTTATCGTAAAAACATTATATACCTTATAATCGTCCCAATCCAACTCCAAAGATAAAGCACAATTTGGTTTTTCAGAATGGTTCAGAAAACCACCTATAGAAGTTCTAACAAAACCACAAATAATAGGCACCTTAAGATGTGACATACCACAATCAAAATGTTTTTTTATGTTAGTTTTAGCAAATAGACCTAGACCCTCTATAGGGCTTTCTTTTACTTCTAAACAATCAGGTAGGGGTTTGTAATAAAATTTATTATAAATCGGGTACATAAGCACCTGAGTCAATTAACTTTTGTCTGTTTAACATGTGTTCGGCTTCAACATCAGCTTTGCTTTGGCCGAAATATTTGACGGCTAAATTTTGTGCCACCATAGCTTGATTGATGTCTAAATCATCTACCACTATAGATCCTAAGACTCTACCGTATTTACCTTTAGAGTCCTTCAGCTCACTTCGTAAAATTACTTCTTTTCCATTTTTTATTGAATCCTCTAAGAACTTAGAGGCTAGTTTGCCTCTGGCTTTTTCGTCTAAATTACGAGTTCTAGATTCTGGGGTATCTATACCATAAAGTCTAACACGACATTTATGTAAAATACTGAAGCCGAGGTCGAGGACACAATCTATTGTATCCCCATCGACCACACGAGTTACCTCGCATTTATATTCGTACACTTAACTACTTATGGTTTTGACTACAGAAGTTGGTGTAATTTTTTCTGTAATTTGAGCATCTAAACCTGATTTCATACTAGCAACTTCAGTAGAGCCTATTGCTGCTTCGACCCAAGCTTGGACATCGGCTTGTTTCACGTTAGCAAAAGCTTTGAAGCTGGTGTGATCTGACACATCTAAACTTTGTGAACCATAAGTCTCTGCTGTATGATTATTACCGTCAGCATCTTTATTGGTATCATCCACAGCTTTTAAACGCCAATGTACGTTATAAATTACATCTGATTTAGTGTTACTACCATCTGAGTGTGTAGGATATGTATCAACGGTTGATACATCCCATGTATAAGAAATTGCCATTATTTTTTCTTCCTTTTAGTATTTTTAGATTTCTTTGAAACTTCCTCTACCTTTTTGCGTTTTTTGTATTTACGTTTAGGTTTCGGTTTAGCAACCAAATCTTTATGTACCATTGTATAGGCTTCATTCTTTGCTGTCGATTTATCATCTGCGATATATCGACCATCTTCATCACGTGCTCTGACCTTGACCCAGCCAAACCAATTTCCAACTTTTTCCCAAAAGCTCATATTAGCACCTCCAGCGCCTGCGAGCCTGCCTAATTCTAGAGTTAGGATTATTTCTAGTTTTAGCAGAGCTTCGTTTTAATTGACCAAGAGATCTAGCACAATAAGATTTTCTTCTTTTTGCTGCCTTACTTCCTGGCTTTACCTTACCCGTTACAGCTGTTTTCAGCTTAGATCCTGGGTTTTTTCTTCTGTATGCTGCTACACCTTTTTTGGTCATGCCAGCACCAGATTTAGTAGGTCGATAGTTACCACCACGACCTACTGTTCTTTTTATATTTTTAGCCATACTCTTTTACAAGCTCTAATATTATAGAGTATGTATCGCCTGAAGAATGGCCTACTGTTGTAAAGAGAATATCTCCAGTTTTACCGCTTCCTGCATTATTTGGTATACCAGTAAAATTATCGTAGTACTCGTCACCTGTACTATCTGCTGGTAAACCTGTAATTAAAACATTAGAAGTAGCATCGAATAATAAATCTACACCCATACCACGACAGGCCCAGTATATTCTTTGGATAGTAACACTTGTGCAAGAGTCACCGTTTGCATTTTTTTGTAATGCTGAGACATCTACTTTAGCAACAGCACTTTCACCAGTTCCATCTGAAACATTAGTGAACTTCATGACGGCCTTTCTTTGGCCGTCTTGAATAGTTTGTGAAGTTACTGCATCTGCCATTATCTTTCTACCATAACAGTTACATAATCGACAACTAAACTTTTAGCTGCTGCTTCGCCAGCTTGGATAGCTAGGGTAACTGTTAGTTCCTCATTATCAGGCAAATTAGTATTTACTACACCTACAGGTTCTGCATTATCTATAGCATAGTAAACTTTGCTTGCATTTGGATCGACATAAAAACTAGCTGTTACAAAAGTATCATTTACCATTGTATGCACACCAGTTGTTTCAGTTTCTGTTGAGTCTTTTTCAACAACAAAATCTAAATTAGTATCGCCATCATCTTTAGTAAAGAAGATACCGTCGGTCACGCCATCAATAGCTGTAGTATCGGTTATTGCTAAACCTACTAGGGCATCTGATTCAGTAGCATCACTCAATTTAAATCTTACTGAAAAGAAAGCTCTTTTTGAGCCATCAATTAAGAATGACTCACCTTTGAGTTGTAACTCTTCTGAGTCATTATCTGCGTCATTAGTGGTTATTAACAGTTGACCGCCTGCGCCACTAGTAATTTGTATAACTTCACCACTATCTGAGCCACCATCTGTTGATGTAATAGTCCAGTCTGATGCTGTATATGTCATAAAATCGTTGAAATAACCGTAGAATGTCTGATCAGACGGGTACGGTTGAAACATAGGTAAATCCTTTTTGGATTTAGTTGCCACAGTATTACCTGCGAACAATATTAAATTTTGAAAATGTGGGTTAGCCATTATGAACTCCTTATCTTTAAATGGAACGCTTCATGCGCCTCATCAACTAACTACTTAATAATAAACTAAGGTAATTTTTTTGGCAAATAAAAAAGGGGCCTAAAGAGGCCCCTTGAAACTTAAGATTGCTCTTATGCTCCTTGCGAAGCGTCAATACATCTCCAGTTTGAGAACCCGAATGAGTATCTCTCTCTAGCTTTGTATCTCATGTTTCCTGTATCAAAATCACCCTCAAGTGATGTTGCCATAGGGCTTCTAACAAAATGTTTGAAACCATCAGGTACATCTGTCTTGATAAAGTAAGCATCTGGATCATTTAAGTAGTGGTTAACTACATAACCATCTGGAAGCATACCTTGATTATTGATGGAGTTGATATCGTTATCTGAAGTACCAACTCTACCTGGTGAATTAAGAAGTCTATCAGCAACAAATTGTAGTTGCGGTGGAACAATAAGTTTTTGTCCTTGCAACGCTATTGCTAATCCTCTGTCATCAGTTTGAGTAGATATTCTGATAAGTGCATCTTCTAATGAAGTTTCATTCAAGTCAGCAAAAGTAGCCGCTCTGTTAGCTCCACTTGCACCACTTGAAAGTGGGTGTGCAGTTGAAACTAAAGGTTGACCATCTCCGCCTGCAAATGAAGATGAAAAAGCATTATTAAGAATACTTGCAGCTTTGATCTGCTTGGTGTTAGCCATACTTCTAGCTAATGCTTTGGTATATCTTGAACCAAGTCTGTCGTACAAGTTGTCTTCAACAGCTTCTTCGGTTAACGCAAAAGCTAGAGCAACTGTTTCATGCTCGTATCTTGCTGTAAAACCTTCATTTGTATTATCAAAGGAAACTCCTTCTCCCTCTGGTTTAACTGGTGCATTACCAAATCCAACAATCATTACCTCTTCTTCGAATGCTCTATCTGAAGTTTCAGTATCAAAGATTTCTGCATGCTCGTTGTCGTATCGGTTATACTCCATGCCAAATAAGGCGTTTAAACCAGGTTCTAATTCTTTCGCTAATTGTGCTCTATTTATAGCCATGATTTACTCCTTATTATATTCCAGCTTCTATTTTGTAAGCATGTTCATTAATCATAACGATCATATTTACATTAACAGCGCCAAGTTCATTGTTTTCTGAGTCTTTAGAAACTCCAACAATCCTGTAGTTAGCTGTACCTGAAGCAGAAGAACCACCTATTTCAGCTTTAGACTGGCCTGTTAAGGTTGATCCTGCTGTATAAGCGATATCTATGTTAGCTCCGATATCAGTTCTAGCTAAAGCTGCTGAACTTTGAACTTCATATAAGTTAAATGGATTATCTTCCACAAATGCTACTATATCTCCTGTTGCTGTTTGAGCAGCAGGGAAATGGGCTGAATGCGTAACTTCTTTCGAAGTCGCATCGACGAATTTACAACCTCTGAAGATCCCGAGTATTTTTGTGTCACCAGCTGCATCGGCTACGTCGATGAAACCGCCAGTTAACATTTTTACTGGATCTCCTGAGAATATGCCTTGTGTTGAACCTGATTCGATATTGTACTCTGTAACTTTACCTAAGTTGTCACCTGCCAAATTACCAACCAGCTTAAACCCAAAGGCCGCATCTTGATTTGCCATAATTATTCCTTAATTATTTTCGTTTACCGCCTCCAAACGTTACACTTGAAGTTCTCCTTGGAGACATTATTGGAGAACGAGCATCAGATTCTTTCATGAGGTCGTTATCTACTGCTTCTTGAGCAGAGAGTGTTCTATTTTCATAGTATGCGTTACGTTCGTTTCTTGTTTCCTCTGGAATCTTAGCTAATAATAAACCGCCAACTGCTACAACACCTGCGTGCTTACCGTCTTGAATACTTGGTAACTCAAAATCTCCTATTTCTTCAGACCTGACAAGTTCAAAACCTTCTCTAGTCCTAGCCATAACATTTTTCTTATCATCACTATTCAAAACTTCAGCCCTGATCCATCTATAGACGTATCCTGGTGGAGCTGGTGGGGTTTCTAACATACTTGGGGGAGCCCAAGGTTTGCGTGACATATTAGCATCACGATTATCGGCAGAGTGGGTAACTCTGTTATTTTCAGGTTTTTGAAACCTACCCTTATTGTCTCTTTCCATTTTTTACCTTTTTACATATTTAGCGTACTCATTTAAAGGTACGTTTAGTTTCTTAGCCATTTGCACTTCAGATGGAGAAAGTTTAATTTTTTTCTTACCTGTTGTGCTTTCTGTATTTCTATCAGCTGAAGCAACTCTTTGCTGTGGTTTTTTTGTTTCTACAGATTTTTCAAAAGCCTGTGGAAAACTTTTTTTCAACCTAGCATCGACTTCAGTATAGTACTCATCGCTTTCAAGATCAAACCCTTCATTAGCTAAATCTTGATGAATTGCGAAAGTAGCAGCTGTCATTACTGTATCTTTACCAAACCATTCTCGTTCTTCAGCCCAAGCTTGTGCCTTATCGCTTGGTTCTATCATTTGCGGTTGTTGAACTGGTTGTGAGGGTTGTGCCATTTGCGATTGATATAAATACTGTTGATTTTGTCTAACATTATTTTCTTCAACTGCAAGTCTAGCTAAAATGTCCTGAGCTTTGGCAGCTTTATCATGATCGCCAGCTTCTAAGGCACTTTTCAAAGCTATAGTAGCTTGTGTTCTTTGAGAACTTATTTCACCTTCTTTGGCACTATACAAATTTTGATTTGTGTCAACCGCATATTTTTTAAGCCTATCGTTTTCATTTTTTAAATCATTTGCCATATTGTAAGCAGAATCACTAGCTCTCTCTGCTTCTCGTAAACGGCGTGTTAACGAATTTATTCTTTTCTGTACTTTATCAGAATAACCTTCAAGTTCTTCGTCACTTTCAGAACTCTCTACAAGTTCAGCGTCGACTACTTCAGTTTGACTCTGATCAACTACAGCATCTTCAGGTGCATCAATCACCTCTTCGATTTCAACTACTTGTTCCTCTGAACTTTCGTTGGTATTTAACGTTTCTTCAGACATATTTTCTCCTATACTGCAACGATATCGGTCGGATCATGTATGGTTGCTATAACTTCATCATCGTTGATAATTCTACATTCAGCATCATCACCGAGTTTAAAGCGAGCGCCAGCATAACGGCCGATCAATATCCATTGTTTTTCTTGACACCAAGGTTTGTTACCAAATTTTTCGTCTTTGTAACATAAAGGTCCCATTTTAACTACGTAAGCACACACGGTAGCTAACGTTTCTCTATCAACATGGGATTGGGTCAACACAATACCACCCTTAGAAACTCCTAAACCTGCAAAAGGTAAAATTAACATACGCCAACCGCTAGGATTTGGCATACGTTCTAAGGCTGATTTGTCTAATAAAGTGGGATCGAGCACTTTAACTGCTGGATCTACATAAGCTTGTTCTACGTTTTGTCCTGTTTTTTCATTTTCAGCTGCGATTTTTTGGTTATCCTCAGCTATTTGTTTAGCAACGTGGTCAGGAACTACCACTTGACTCGTTTTCGTCATCTTCTATAACTTTTCCTAGCAGCTCTCTTAATTCATTTTCCACTTGGACCAGAGCTGAATACTGTCCTCGTAGATATTCGTACTGGCTTAAATCTTTTACACCAGCCAATATGGTATCTGTCAAAGCTTCTTTCCTATCTTTTAGGTGTTTAAGGAGCTTTTCTCTTAACCAAAGTACTGACATTAATATACGCCAGAAAACTTTTTACCGGTTTCTGCAATACCTACACCTCTTGACTGACCGGAGCCCATACCAGGAGTTGCTTTAGTATTGACAGAAACTTTTTGTGCTTTTTTTAAACTTACAGTTCCTTTGTTAGAATAACTTTGTTTTGCATCCATAACTTTTGGTGTTGTTAGTTTAGAAATTTCTGTTTTCTTAATCATAATTGTTATTTATATTACTCTATTTTTTAGTTAAGTCCATTAATTTAAGCTCTCTTTGTTGCTCAAGACGATCCCTAGTCGTTTCATCTTTAAGTTGAGCTATACTTTCTGTTGTATCTATTCTTTCTCTGTCTATTTGGTCACGACGTAAGGCATCATCACGTTTTCGTTCTTGATCTGATAGGAATTGCATTTGATCTTGTGCTAATTCTTGACCTTTTAGAGCTAGTTCTTGTCTTCTGATAGTTACTAATGGATCTTCATCAGTAGGATCAGAAACTTCAGTAGTATATTCTTCTGTAAGTTGGGCAAAAATTGGAGCAGAGAACTGTGCTAAGATATCATTTGCTTGCATTTGCATCATACTAGCATCTTGAGCTGTGGCATTTTGCATGCTTTGTAATAATCCTTGATATTGTTGGGATAATTCAGGTGGTAATTGTTGTTCTGCTAGTATTTCTGCTTTCATTTGTAAATGTTCCATAATATGAGCGTGAATAGCAGCTTGAACCATTGCATTTGTTTTCACAGGCGGTGTTTTTAACAAAGATTTGTGTGCGATTATGTGAGCGTCATGATTTTGTTGCTTAAAAGCTTGTACTGGTTGTCCTTGTAACAACATAGTGTTTTCAAAACCTGCATCTACCGGCGTAGGAGCGTTATTAGGTGGCGGTTTCAAAATGCTATCAACGTTATCAACACCAATAGCTTCGTACATTCTACGGTAAGCTTCATAAATACCGGTAGGCCCGTGAATTTCAGGATTGGATTGAACTAATTGCATCATTTCCTGCGCCATAGCTATTCTTTGCGAGGTGGAAAATATGTCAGGATTAGATACCGGTATAATATCTACTCTTTGATCGAAATCTGTTGCTTTGATTTGACGATTACCGCCTGATACTTCGTAGGGATAATCTTGTGGTAAATATTGTTGAAACACATCTGCTAATAAACTAAATTCTTTTTTCTGAGCGTTGTGTAATCTTTTATGAATAGCAGAAAGGACTTTAGTAGATCGTTCTAAAAGTGCAAGTGTGGTACCTACAGGTGCTTGGGGATTGCCAGTACCGACATTTATTTCAGCTATAGAAGCGAACTTCTGTCCTGAATCCACTAAAAGTCCTAGGAGGGATAATAAAGTGTTACTCGGTTCTTTAAAAGGTAACGGTTGTATTGATTCTCGTAAAGAACCACCAGGGGCATCCACATCTCTGAACTCTCCAGGCTGAATTGGAGTATCTTCATCTCTAATTCTAATACCTCTCGTCTTAAACCCAGCAGGCAGGTTTGCAAGGGTACCTGCATCAATCAATTGCCTCAATATAGATGTGGATGCTTTTGATAAGCCACCTATCATGTGAGTTAAACCGAAACCATAAAAACCTAAACCTGGTAAAAACTTGTAATGTACAAAATATTCTATTTTATTTCTCAGAGGATCTTCTTCTTTGTAATTTCTTTTGATTGCCAGCACTTTACCGCTACTGGTATCTATTGTAACGATATAGGGTAATTTAACACCTGTCGGTTGACCGTCAGTCCCTAAATCTTCAAAACCCTCTATAGCTAAATTAGTATGCACCTCATACAAGATAGCAACCTCGGTATCGTCGTACGAAGGGGTCTGCCCAGTTAATTTATCTATTTCTTCCTGTACATCAGAGTTTACCTCAGCATCGGGTGCTGAAACTAAAGAGATATCACGATAGAATCCCGAAGCCTGTAACTTTACGACATCGTTTTCTGCCATCTTAATAACATGAGTAATACGGTTACATGACTCCAACTCTGTTGTGTAATACGGCACTATTAAATCTTCAGGCGCAACAAATTTTGCTATAGCACGACCTAAATTATCATCGTAGTAAACTTTTTTGAAAGCTGAACCTGCAAGCGGTAAATAAAATAACAACTGATCTAATTCTTCATCGTACTCTTCCATCTTATGTACGATTTGATAGTTCATAAATTCTTTGACTCTTTGGGCTTGTGCTTCGATATCTGAATTGTATAACCCTACTACTGAAGTTTTTACTGGACCATTAGCTGGCAATAGTTCTTTGTAAGCTTGTGCTTGAAATTGGGTAACAGCTTCACCTAACAAAGGATGTATGACACCAGAAGCACCCTCGAAAGGTTCTGATCTATCATCATCAAACTTCATACCTAAGTACTTCAAGCCGTCCATATAAGTTTTTTCCCAATCTTCTCTCGAAGATTTATCTTTCTCAATACTTGCTAGCAAATCGCTTGCTATCATATTAAGAGTACTTTCATCTAAAACTTCTGCTAAGTTATCTGCACTCATATCAGGTCTAGGTGGTTCTCTCATGACCGCAGACCCGTCTGGCATAATTTCAAAATCGTCTTCTGCTATTTCATCTGCAAGCTCAAAAACTTCTTGTGCTTCTAATTCTAGTTCTGAGGTAGGTTTGTCAGGATTGACTGCTTCTATAGATTTGTCGATAGCCATTAGTGTACACGCTCCACTTCTAATAAATCAATAAGCGGAAATAATTCGCCCACTAACTTTAAATTTAAATCTTGTGCTTGGGCGTTAGCCTCATTCAGATTGTTAGCACATATTAAAGGCCCATCTTGAGTCACACCATCTTTAATATATTCCGTCAAATAAAATTGTAACATGCTAATAATATACTCTTTTTATTGGGGCTTTGTCTTCATCTTCATAATCTGATCCCAAAGAAATCAAACCACCTTCACGGAAGCGCATCAAAGCTTGAGTCATTGTATCACACAAATCATCGTGTGCACCAAACGGAAAAGCGGCACACTCCTCAATCATCTCTTCAGCAAAACCTTTAGTGGGTGCCCAAACCAAACCAGACTCAAACATCGGCGCTACCGCATGCATACGGGAGTGTTTATCGTGTCCTCTAGTGGGTGAATAATTAACGACCGGTATCCCTAACCTTCTAAGTTCATGTGTCAAGGGTGTACCTGAAGCTTTTGCTTCAATTAAAACCATATCCGGATCCCAATATCGGTATTCTTCTTGCGCTATTTTTTTAAGATCAGGGAAATCCCAACGCCCTTTTTGACAATCCAAAAGTATAATTGAATCAGGGGCATCATCAGATGGCCTAAACACACCCCAAGTAGAAATGGCACTGAAGTCGGCGGACTGTTTTTTTGAAAAGGCCGTATCATAAGATTGTATTATATATTGGACACCAGGCAAAGTATCGTGTTGCCATTCGTTCCACCACTCTCTTTTTATGATTGAACCCTCTTCAGCAGTTGGGGTTTGCATCCACTGGGCGTTCCATTTGATACTAGGTAATGAAGCCTTAACCCCTAATAGTTCTTCTTTTGACCAAAACTCAGGCCACAAAGGATTTTCACTTTCAGGAAAAATAGCAGGGAACTCTACAATATCCCACTGATCGGCTAGCGGTTCTTTTTGAGCGTCTAACAACTTTTGGGTTAAATCAATATTGTTCCATCTAGTCATAACCAAAACGATTGCCCCTTTTGGTTGCAAACGTTGTCGTGGTCCAGAAGTGTACCATTCCCAACAAGACTCCATAGCTGAAGCGGATAAAGCATCTTGTTCAGAATGGGGATCATCTATTATCAAAAGATCCGCACCTCGACCTGTAATAGCTCCACCTACACCAGCAGCGAAATACTCGCCCCCTTTGTTCGTTTCCCAACGGCCAGCAGACTTTGAATCAGCTGATAGAGTCACATCAGGAAAAACGTTTTTGTATTCGTTAGAATCCATCATGTTACGAACTTTACGACCGAAACGTACAGCAAGCTCACCAGTATGAGTGGTTTGCATAATTTTTTTATTAGGAAACTTACCCATAATCCAAGCAGGAAAGTAAGTGGACGCAAACTCAGACTTAGTGTGTCTAGGTGGCATGTTAACAATCAAACGATTAATTTTGCCGTTAGCAATATCTTCCAGTTTTTGAGCAAATATTTTATGATGGCGACCACAAATAAATTCAGGCCAAATATGATCAATAAACTCCATAAAGCTGTTTTGACAACTTTCTTGTTTATTTAGTAAATTAAGTCGCTCTTTAAGCAGCAGCGCCTCTTTAAGCTCGGCATCTGATAAGCTGTCGTATTGCATTATTTAGTTAATTCTGAGATTTCTTTATCTATATCCATAATTTCACCTTCTATAGTTTGTCGTCGTGCTATCAAACTATTCCTTTTTCTTACTGCGGACTTACCAGTGGCATCAGATAATCTATTGATTTCATCCTCTAATTTTTGTGTCTCGGCAAATTTTTCAGTCTTTAGATCTTTTAGTTTTTGATGTTTTTTAAAGCCTTCAGGCCCCAATTTTTTTTGTAAGGCTTTCTTTTGTCCAAAAACTTTATCTAAAAGTTCTTGACCTTTATCTATTTTTTTAATTTTGGCTAAGGGAGCAAAAGGTCCAAGACTTAAAGCTAAATAGTCTAGTGGATCACTCGGATCGAAAAATAAATCGGTTACATCCCTGATAGTGACATCAGGTTTTTTTTTTCCATATTTGGGTTATCCATTTCGTTCAGCATGCCCTGCATCATAAATTTGTTAGTAACTGTCATGTCGGGTTGTTGCAACATTTCTTGAACAGCAGCTTTGAAAAATGGTTTTTGATTTTCCGGTAGGGATTCCTGTAGCTCTCGCAAAGCGTTTAAAGTATTTTGATAGTTCAACATATCGGCATCAACACCTGAAGGCATAGTCATGTCTATTAAAGATTTAGCCTTAACAGCATTTTCGACACCTAAGAGGCGATCTAAATCAGCTTGTGTTCTTGAAGATAACGTAGGGTCAATAATTCCACCACTAGCCATACCTATCTCATTTCTTGAAACTTCCTCTTTGAGATCAGTAGTGTATGTTTTAAAGTCAGTATCACCTTCCATTTTGTACATAAATGTCTTTCCTGGACCTAAAAGTTTTCTAGCTTTACTAAATGCAGCATCAAAGTTTTCTTCTTTTGTAACACCTTTTGGTACACCAGGGATAATGGTATTTGGCTGCATTGGTCTAGGTCTACTAAATTTATCTTGTAAGAATGCACTTACCTGATAACCATCAGGGATATAGTCAAAGATAGTGCCTTTAAGCAAACCTTCAGGCTGATAATCTGTAAATGATTTTTTAGCAGGATCACCACCTTCTTGCATTTTAATTACACCTCTACCCATCAAAATATCTTTTTGGGTAATTTTGCCATCACCACTTAAATCAGGAAAGTCAGAAGAGTTAGCATCACCACCTTTAGCGAAAGGGGTAGCTAGTTTACCTAACCCTGCACTTAAAGCAGAATTTGGTGCAACCAAATTACTAATACTAGAGGCTAATTGTAGGGGTGCGGTTTTGGCTTTGTAAGCGCCTCGAGCTGCACTTTTTACTAAATCTTTAATACCTACTTTTTTTTTAGGTGTTGCTGTAACATTACCACCAGTAGAATACATGCCAACCACTGTTTTAGCTGGTTGATTAGGAGATAGATAATTAGGCATACCCATACCTGAGCCAAACACAGGTTTTGGCAACGGAGCTGAACCCCTTGGTGGCATACTTGGTGCTGGTCCTAATACAGGCGGTTGTTTTGGTAATTCACCTGGTGGCATAATATCTGAACGAGGTGGATTGACACCTGGTACTACAGGATTCCTAGTGTCACCTAAAAATAAATCCATATCTATAGGAGCAGGCTCAGGAGCTGGACCTACGCCTGGTATAGTAGTTCTAGTTGGTGGAACAACTGGTAAAACCGGTCCGCCTACTCTTATAGGCGCAGGCCCTCTATCAAAACCACCAGGAGGTATAGGTATTGAACCACTTGTAAAACCACTACCTGGTATAGGAGATATTGGTGTAGGTACAGGCATCGGAGCTCTAGAAGTTTGTCCTTGACTTTGATTGTAATAATCTTGTGCGCCTGGGTTAGCATCAAAATAAGCTTTTAGATCGTTCAAAAACCGCATTCTTGTAGAAGAACCTGTTTCTTGTTGACCGGTCAGCGGATTAATAAACATCTGCATATCGCTTGTCTCTATTGCTGGCATCTGAGGCATATCAGGAAAAGGATTCAAAGGCTCATCTGTTAACTGATCGTCGCCCATACCTGGCATCAAACCTGGTAGTAAAGGTGTAGGGGACTGTCTTAACCTATTCAGGAAATTAATATTATTGAGATCTACAGGATTCGACATGAAACCCCTACTAAAACCTAAACGACCACTAGGATTGAATAAACCTCGACGATTACGAAAAATTGGCCCTAAAAATCCACCGAGACCAGGACGTCTAGCCATACCTCGATTCATTAGGCCTCTAACCATACCAGGAAATAAATTACGTAAAAAACCCATCAGATTTCAATACCCACATCATTTTGTTCTGCTAATCCTAACACTTGTTCGGCGTATTCTAGTTGATCAAGCGTTAGCCCTATTTCGGCTAACATTTGTTCTATTTGTTCTTGTGTTGCTCCTTGAGCGATCATCTCTTCTAAAGCCTTTCTAATTTCAATCATGCTTTTGCGAGCTTCAGCAACCTCTTCAGGTGATAAGCTAGCTAGCACATTTTGTAAGTCAGCTTCACCAGGTTCTGCCGCTGCTGGTACCGCCATATTATTTAAAACATCTAGCTCGTTTTGCATAATACTAGCGAGATTAACCGATTTTGATTAGTTTGTAAACAAAATATATATACACCCCCAGTATGGGTACCCTAAATGTTAAAAAAATTGGTTTTTGTATGTGTGAGATATTGTGTATGTATAGCGTGTAAAAACGCCCCCCCCTTGTGTGGGTGTATGGGGTTACAGATCCCGAGTTTGGCAGTATAAAGGGCACCCGTATAGAGTCCCGAGATGATTATTGTGTGTGTATGTGTGTGTATGATCTAGAGGTATAGCGCCCTGGTTAATCTTCTGGTCTTTCCCCGAGTGAAACCAAGAACGCTATAAATATGATAATAAGAATATCTATCATTACAACCAACTTTGGTCGATAGCGTAACCGTCTTCGTACAATTCGCTGGACAAGGTATACACCAAGTGGAACCCCATATCCATTCCGCAACCACCAACAAAGACAGAGCGGGTGTTATCTTTATATGTCCAGTCTAGGAGCTTAGCAATATACCAGCTAACATTCTGGACATGTCCCTTTCTGTCAGATCCTAACACCATTATGTGCCTGGACATACCCGAGGGGGCAACCTTTGTTACTAGTGTGTAAGCGGTTGATCCTTCGGGTAATAAGTCCTGTAGTATTTCTTTTATTCTCTCTTTTTTCATAATTAATATCTCCTTAACATTATTTAACTACACTTAGTAAACTATATCAAGTTAATCTGGCTAAATATAACTACTTTTTTTATGGCCCCAGGTAACGGGATCTCTGCATTTTTAAAGGCTTTTATTGTGTGTGTCTATTAAAAATATGTTACAATTTCTTGTGTTTGTCCTTGGTTTTTTAGGGCGTCCCCGACTTTATATTGGCTTTTTTTTAAAGCGTTCCCGATTTTTTTTGCGTCTGGTCTTTGAGTGCTGAGAGTAATGCTATTAACTACCGCAAAATATAGGGGGTTAATTTTACTCTAACTATTGTAATAGGTTACTATTTGTAGTTAATATATACCTAAGGAGATTATTAATATGAAAACTATTAAACACAAAACACCAGCAGGAGATTATGCAATTAATTGCTACGGAGTTTTAAATGACGAATGTAACATACTTGTTACTTCAAGCTTATTTGAAGAAATCCATGAGAATTGGAATTATGAGACAGAAGAGCCGTTTCAAGAATGGTCTGAGGTTGTGGAATTTTTGTTAGAAAATGACAGTTATATAGACTTAGAGGAATTATCAGTTTGTTAATGAAAGGAGTGAATGAATATGAATAGATTATTTACAGAAGCTGAAATATTTGAAGCAGTATGTTGGGCGGTCGGAGATGATGGTTTTAAAGCTGAAGAACTATTAGAAATTTTTAACCAAAATAACTTCGAAGATTTATCAGACGCAGAGGAACATCTGGCCTTAAACTGGTTTGTGTTTTTGTCTTGTCCTGATCCACGTAAATATGAAGATGAGCTTCTAGTATTAGCAAAAAATATGAGCATTTTAACCTCAAGAGTTTCAGAGGATAGATGGATGGCAATAGCAAAGAAAGCCGTTGAAATGTGTAAGCTGATAGATGTTGATGTATCTATAGACAATGTTGACTGGCTTTTTAAAGTTATGGGGTGGCAACCTGATAAACCGATAGTACATCAAGGAGTGCATTAATCTTTGTCTCCCCTACAGTATTGATACTGACTGTTGGACGACTTTAA